GAACAAGAAAAAGCTAGGTTAGAAAAAGACCTGTCCGCAAAAGCAGACAAGCAAAAACAAGAAGCCGAGAGACTGGCTAAGGCTTCCAGGAAAGCAACTGGCACGAATACCGCCCATGCAGCTGAAAGTGGCTGTGAAGGGCTTAGAAGCCGTCTGAGTGCTAAAGGAATAGTCGGGGCTGAACTTAACGCTGCGGTTGAACTAGGGCGCTTAGAGAGTGGTTGCCGAACCAACAATAATAACCCATCTAGCAACGCCTGTAATTATTTCCAGGAATATCCTTGTGGCAAGTGGGGGGGTAACCAGAATATTGATGCTCACTTAAATGGAGCAATAGCCTATGCCCAGGGGCGATACGGTTCGTTTCAGAATGCTCTTAACACTTGGCATGGCAGAAGTCCACACTGGTGGTAATTACCGCTTGACAAACTCACTCTAGTTCTTTACTATGAGGTTATGGATGATAGAAAAATATTCAAAGCTAAGGCTAACCCAAGCCCTATGATTAGAATGAAACAATTTAGGATGACTAAGGAGGACAGAGAGAGTCCAGAAGGTAGAAGTTACAAAAGTATGTTGAATAGAGGTCGCTCAAACTATAATAAAAAACACAAAGGATATAGGGATATTAGTGTTTGCGATAGGTGGTTAGATGGGAGTGACGGTTTTCAAAACTTTGTAGCAGACATGGGTACAGTACCAACTAAAACAGAACGATGGACTATAGATAGGCTCAATAACAAGAAAGGTTATTCACCCGATAACTGTAGATGGGCTACATACAAAGATAATTCAAACAACAAAACTAACAACAGGTATTTTGAGTATAAAGGAAGGACACAAACCATGACTCAGTGGGCTGAAGAATATAATATAAAGGTAGCTACTCTACATTGGAGACTAAAGAATGGCTGGTCTTTCGAGGAAGCGATACTTTCTCCAGTAGGTTACGTTAAATAACATGGACAAGTTTCTGGTATTTGAATGCCTACCATCTGAACCCAAAGAGAAGAAGTGACGGCGGCGGTAATAGTCCTAACTTTCATAATGACTGTGGTTCTATTACTAGTGCTGATAATTTGGCTAGGAGAGTAAGCATAATAGTTTACTATTAGAACAATATGGTGTATAATGTATACATGAAAAGGAGCACACGATGAGCATAGAAGCAAACATAGCGTTGATGGAACGAGCAGCTTATTTTATAGACATATATGAAAGTAAGCTACCAGCACAAATGCTTGAAAAAGCATTAGACGCTAATGACCTAGAAAAAGTCTACGAGATAGTTAAGGGCTTAGAAGCAGAACCCGTATTAGAGGAGACTACCAATGACTGCTACTAAATATATTAGGGTTAACTATACTCCGTCTATACAAACAGTAAAGCTATGGTATTTTAAGGCCGACAGACCAGGTATCTTCGGCATAGCTGAATGGCAGCGCACACGAATGACGAAATGTAACATCTGTGGTGAATGGTATAAAAGTTCGAGTATTAGAGGTTGTTGTGACGAAAGTGATATACAACGGGATTTAATGCTAGCATGAACACTGAAACCACTAAACACTACAACGGTTCGGTAACACTTGAATTCGACCCACAGAAACACGCCTACTTGCTTAACGGTAAAAAGGTTAATGGTGTGACCACCGTTCTACAACGATTGTCTAAGCCAGCATTAATATACTGGTCAGCTAAAATGGCATCTCAACACATGGAATCAATTCTGAAGCCGGGTATCCCACTAGACGAAATGGAGATTAAACAACTCGCCAAGGATGCAATCTTGGCACATAGAAATAAGCGAGACGCGTCAGCAGACATGGGGACATGGGTACACGCATTTTGTCAAGAATATGTAGAGGGAAAGAACCCTAAAGCACCAGTCAATGAAAGACTTTTGAGTGCGGTGGAGCAATTCATTTCTTGGTATGGGAGCCAAGATATAAAAAACATTTCTAGTGAGCAAAAACTATGCTCGCCAACACTAGAACTTGCCGGTACGGTTGACCTTATTTGTGAACTAGATGGTCGACTAACAATCATCGACTGGAAAACAGGCAGCGGTATTTACCCAGAGTATATATTACAGATGGCCGCCTATGTCATGATGTACGAAGAGGAGTTTGGTAAGACCGTTGACCAGGTGGGAGTGGTTAATTGTTCGGTTAAAGCACCATTTAAGACATTCTTTACAGACGAGATTCAACGAGCCAAGGATATTTACAAGTTGTTATTAAACCTTGATAGGGAATTTAGAATACTCGAAGAGAGTATGAAAGGAGTATAGCCATGCCAATGGAATACAAGATTAAACAAGTAAGCCAACAGGAACCAAAAAGGTACGAGGGTCAATACGGAGTCACCCTATACTACAAAGTAAGATTTGAAGGAAGTGAAGATGTTATCGAGATTGGTCGTAAAGAAGGCAACCCACCCAAAGTTGGCGAACAGCTCTACGGCACCGTCACTAGCGGGCAGTACGGTAATAAGTTTAAAAGTGAGAAGAAACCATTTAATCAATCAAGCGGTAGCAAATATACACGCGACGATTCAGCCATCCAGAGCCAATGGGCTATAGGCCAGTCGGTCCAACTAGCTATTGCTGGCGGTAAACCAGACTTAGAGACTATAGAAGCCGAAGCCAAGAAACTATTTGCCATGATTGAGCGGGTGAAGACCGGCCAAGCCACTAAAGAAGAGGCTAACCAAGAAACTATAGCCGCCATAATCGAAGACAAGATAGACGAACCATTTAACTTAGACGACTTACCTCCAGGATTCTAATATGAGCAAACTATTATTTCCAGCACAACTAATCAAAGTAGAATCCCGTACTGATAGAACCTACAAGCTTACCTTCAATACTAGGGAGCTTAAAGGAGCCGACGCATCACTCCTTCTAAACGAGATAATGAACGAAGGCTGGTTAGTCTATTCCAGTACCTCCGACATTGAAGATACTGACATACCAACCGAGAAAGCCGACCCAGGGCTAGGCACTAAAACACCAAGTGCTAGACTAAGGGGAAGATTATTCGTGTATTATACAGAGGTGGTAAAGGGTGACAAAAACCAATTTAGCATCTGGTATGATGCCGAACTAGAAAAAATAGGGAGCAAGTACCTAGAGAGGGTTAATGAATAAAAGCTGTTGCATAAAGGATTGCTATAATAACGTAGAGTGTAGGAGTATGTGTAACACACACTACACAAGGTTGAGGTTGCATGGAGACCCAATGTATGTCAGTAGCAAGCACCACGGGAGGTCAAAAACCCCTGAATATTTAGCGTGGTGCAACATGAGGCAACGATGCGAGAATGCCAATAAACCAGAATATATACATTATGGCGGGCGTGGCATAACAGTTTGTAATGAATGGCAACAGTTTGAAAATTTTTACAACGACATGGGCGACAGGCCAAGTACCACGCACTCTTTGGACAGGATAAATGTAAACGGTAATTACGAACCGGGAAATTGCCGCTGGACGACTAAAAGTGTTCAACAAAAGAACGTAAGAGCCAGGGGTAAGAGTGGACACAAGAACGTCTACAAGAACACGAACAGTAGTACATACATGGTAAGGTCTGCCGACGAGTATCACGGCACATTTAAGTCACGAGAAGCCGCAGTTGAGTACGCGAAATTAAATCTAAACTAGAATAGAAAGGGGCATGGGGGTATGCCAGTACGTAGATTCAAGGGGGCCAAGGCAAAAGCCGACACGTTATTCAGTCAGATAATACGCTCTATAGGTGAGTGCGAAAACTGCTACAAAATCGAACACCTACAATGTGCACACATAATATCAAGACGCTATTCAAACACCAGAACAGATCTTCGCAATGCGTTTTGCCTATGCGCTGGCTGTCATAGACGCTATACCGACCACCCAAGAGAGTTCAGTAGATTTATTACTAGAACCTGGGCGCAAGAGTACTACGACCACATCTATAGAAAAAGCCAAGAGGTAGGAAAAATAGACTGGGATGACGAGGTCTTTAGACTAAAGCAAATAAAGAGCTGGCTAGACAATAACGAAATGACACTTGATATATTACGAGAGCAAGAAGTATAAAACGTAAGCGGAGTATGGTATAATATATATGAAACAGTCTCTTAATCACTGGCTTAATAAGAGTCGTGACCATCACCAAGAGATAGTTTTTGGCGACAGACTTGGTTGGTTATTCCTACTACTAGTCGCCCTAGGAGCATACTTATGGTACCGGTAAAAGAAACAATTAGTAACAGCGAAGACATATCAGACATACTGACAGACAAAGCTTTTAAAGAGCTCAAGATAGGTCAGATACTTATGTTTAGTTTTGAAGGTTCACGAAACGACTACAAGATCACCAAGATTAACCGCAAAGCTAAACGCTGTTGGGCTAAGAAGGTAACTACTTACTCAACTGATGATGTCAACATAGATGATAAAGATGGTAGTAAGCAAACTGTTAGTGAGAATATAAATGGCTAAAAGAGAAGAAGACGGACTCAATCCTCAACAAGAACTATTCTGTCAATTGTACGCTAGCTCCGAAGAGTTCTTTGCTCATGGTACTAATGCTTATATAGAGGCGTACAATATAGATACTAGTAAACCAAACTATTACAAGGTAGCCCAGGCAGCGTCTAGTCGTCTGTTATCAAATGTTATTATCTTAAAAAGAATCAATGAACTACTAGAATTAAGAGGCCTTAACGATACATTTGTAGACAAACAACTAGAGTTTCTAATCACCCAAAATGCAGATTTAGGAACCAAAGTAGCTTCAATTAGAGAATACAATAAACTAAGAAGCCGAATCATTAACAAGACAGAAATAACCTTACCAACTCCAATATTAGGTGGAATAACCAATGAAGTTCGTACCGACGACAGCAGTAACGAAACTACTCAATCTTAAGAATAGAATCAAAGGAATAGCTGGAGGCACATCAGCCAGTAAAACAATATCAATCTTACAGATACTTATAGACAAAGCTCAATCAGATAGAACACCAACTTTAACATCAATAACTAGTGAATCAATGCCACACCTTAAACGTGGAGCCATGAGAGACTTTCTAAACATAATGGAAGGTCATGGGTATTTTAAAGAGAGTCAATGGAACCGTAGTGACTTTGTGTATACCTTTGAAACCGGTAGTAAGATAGAGTTTTTTTCTCTAGACATGCCCCATAAAGTGAGAGGACCAAGACGTGATAGATTGTTTATCAACGAAGCTAACAACATACCAAAAGAAACCTATGACCAGCTAGAAGTCAGAACTAACAACGAGATATGGCTAGACTGGAACCCCACCAACGAGTTCTGGTTCTATACTGGGGTTAAAGACTCACCTAATGTAGACTTTCTGATTCTGACCTATAAAGACAACGAGGGACTACCACAATCAATCGTTCAATCAATTGAATCAAGACGTGATAATAAACAATGGTGGCGGGTTTATGGAGAGGGACTACTTGGTGAAGTCGAGGGTAAGGTCTATAAAGGTTGGAAGATAATTGATGATATACCCCATGAAGCTAGACTTGAACGTTATGGACTGGACTTTGGCTACTCAAATGACCCAGCAGCTATCGTGGCTGTTTATTACTACAACGGTGGCTATATCTTTGACGAGATTACCTACCAAACAGGATTGAGCAACAAACGTCTTGCAGATGTTCTAAAGAATATTGATAGTGCTTTAGTTATAGCTGACTCAGCTGAACCTAAAAGTATTGACGAAATTAAAGAATACGGTGTATCAGTCCTACCAGCTAATAAAGGTCAAGGTTCAATTAACCAAGGGATACTTTACTTGCAGGACCAAAAGATTAGTATAACCAAGAATAGTATTAACTTAATCAAAGAATATCGTAATTATATGTGGAAGTTCGATAAAGATGGAATACAATTAACAGTACCAGAAAGTGGTAATGACCATGCACTAGATGCAGTGAGATATGCAATGGAGAGTCTAAGACCCAAAAAAGAAATAGACATACCAAAATATGTGCCAACCAATTTTATGTTCCAATAGGAGATGTATGAATAAGGCTAAACACCACGGATTGAGCAACACAAAAACATATATATCTTGGAATGCAATGAGACTGAGATGTTTTAAAAAGTACAAACACAATCAATACAAAAATTACGGTGGTCGAGGTATTAAGCCCTGTAATGGTATTCGCTTATCATTTGTTAATTTTTATAATGTTATGGGAGAGCGTCCAACGAACAAGAGCTTGGACAGAATTGATAATAATAAAGGATATACCTGCGGCCAATGTAAAGACTGCATAAAGAACGAATCTGAACTAAACATGAAATGGTCAACCAGGAAAGAACAGAACTCTAACAAGAATATGTATAGCGTTAATAAAACTGGCTACACGGGGGTTTACAAACAAGGAAATAAATACTACGCAGCTATCAGAAAAGATAAAATATTGCATTATCTTGGTACATATTTAACATCAGCAGACGCTGGCAGGGCGGTTCACGGTTTTATAAAAGGGGGGATGATGTGAGTGAATTTCTATTTGGTAAAATAATTAAACACGAGTCGTACTTTGATGGTAGACTTAAAACCAGTAAGACAGAATACTCAGTACCGATATTGATTACTGATAAGAACGAAGCTATGACCGAGATAATTAAATGCCTTGAATTGATAGCAACGGGGCAAACGTATAACATCACGATTAACATTAAGGCTGACCCGAAATCACACCAGCTAAAACTTTTAACAAAAAACTATATTATTGAGTGAATATGATATAATATACCAATAGCAGCATACCTCGTTGTAGATTGTTCATAAGGAACTACAATGAGCGTATACATCGAAAAAGAAGATCTTCAGAAAACCTATAATGAAGCAGAGCGAGTAGCCAAAGACTGGTTTACTCCCTTTGATGAATATGAACGATTAGCTGGTAACAAGTTAAGCAAGAGCTTAGCTAAGAATATGCCACGAGTTAATGATGGCAGCCTCGCAGCGTCATTACTCGAAACTCCAATGCAAGTCTTCCCTAGTATGCAGACGGGTAAGTTTGTCAGCCAGAATCGTAAAGAAGCTTGGCTTAATGAGCTGGCTAACATTATCTTTAAAACCAAGATACTACCCAACGCTAACACTCAAGCATCGTGGTTTGATAAAGAAATTATTGCACTATATCGAGCCTTAAAGTATGGTGCACAACCCCGTTATAACTTTTATATTAGCACCGATAACTACACTGGCTCCGACTGGAGTCTTCCCTACATTAGAAATGTAAAACTAGAACCAGGTAAGTTCTCAGTTGATGACTGTGACTACGTTTTTTTGGATGTTTACTTCACGAAGCTTCAACTCAAGAAGATTATCGAAGACAACAAAAAGAATAAAGAATCAGGTTGGAACCTTAAAGCTGTTCAGAAGTTAGTTGATGCGTCTATGACCACCAAGGAAATAGAAGAGCAAAACATCAACGAGCGCGAAAAAAAGATTAACGCTAGTGGTATTAAGACAACTATTTGTTTCAATCGTGGCTTTGGTTCACCATTTTATATGTTTAGTAAACACCTTGAAGCTGGTGAATGTATGCGTGAATGGAAGAATGAAGACCCAACGGGTGACCTTCCTATTACAATGCAATACTGTTATGAGACACTGGAATCACCGTATGGCATCGGACGAGCAGAACTAGCGGGACCGACCCAGAATGTGCTAGATTATATGACCCAAGCTCATGTCTTGGCAACCCAGATAGGACTTCAACCACCCAAGAAGCTTAAGGGTCCAACCGACACCGCTAATCTTAATTCTTTGACATTTACTCCAGATGCGTTGTGGCAACTCGGCCAAGCAGATATAGACGTTGTTCAAACAACTTCTAGTGTTTATACTCAGTTTCCAGCTAACTTTGGTTTATATAAAAGTCAGTTACAAACGCTTCAGGGTAGAACAGATGGCTCAGTCTCTAGTGAAAGTGGTAACCCAAACTTCTCTAAGACACAAGCTGGCGTTAAGATGCAGCAAGAACGAACTAACTCCCAGGATAACTACCTGAGAAATAAAGCCGATGACGCTTCAGCTAAGATGGTTACTAAAATGATGAACGTCCATATGGCAAAGATGCAGGGTGCAGACATCTTAGACGTTGCCGAAGAAGATGTTGAACGACTTCGTAAGGCTGGTTACTTCGATGATAATCCAGATACTCCAGAACCGAGTGAAGGCGAGTTAGAGATTATGTACGAAGAGCTAAAAGATACATTTACCTTCGAATATGACCCACGACCTGAAGCCGATGAAGAAGAGAAGAATCGTTGGCTAGAACTGATTGATATTGCTACAAGTAACCCCAATGTTTTGCCAGCCGTTGAACAGAGTGGGTATAAGTTTAATATCGGTGAAGCCTTTAAGAAGGTAATATCAGCGAGTGGTGCTGATGAGTGGGAGAAAGTATTAGTCCAAATTGACCCAGAAGAACTATTGAACAGCGACCAAGAACAACTCGGTCCAGACGGCTTGCCAATTCAACCAGAAGGTATACAAACCCAACCAGGAGTGGAAAACGCGCCCCAGGTACCCCAGAATCAACCAGAAGATGAACTAACAGTTACGATGCAGGAGTATGGCGTTCCAGAAGATGTTGCCACCGCGATTATAGCCGCACGACGCCAAGGCTTTAATGAGGAGGAGATATTAAATTATCTCCAAGGAGCTAACAATGGATGATAGTGCCATAAAAACCGACAAGACCAAGTGGCTGTCTAAGCAACCAGGCTACCAGTACCCACATCATTGGATGTATAGAAACTACGGTAAAGCCAGTAAGTGCGAATTAGCTAATAAAACCTGTAGTGGTAAAAGTAACCGCTATCATTGGTCGAACATAACTGGTCTGTACAAAAAAGAACGTTCAGACTGGCGTCAGTTGTGTGCTTCATGTCATATGAAGGTAGATTACACGGAGCATCAAAGAATGGTGAACAGGATATTAAAAACAGGAAATAAGTACGCAAGAAGACAGCCGGTGACAGCGTTTAGTAAAACGGGAGAACATGTTGCTAGCTTTGAATCGATAGCAGACGCCTCTAGGGAGTTTGGCATATTAATAACATCAATTTCTAATTGCATAAATGGTTATTCAAAGTCAGCGGGAGGTTACAAATGGCAAATGTAAGCGATGATAGCGCGCTCTATACTGGTTTAGATGAAATTCCGAAAGGAACATTTGGCAATGAGGTCAAAGATGAGATTACCGAGAGACTTCTACAAGAAGAGCGCAAGAAGATTAAAGAGCTAACCCCAAAGCTTGGTGAACTACTAGCAGCTATTGACGAAGAGATAAAACTAGTCATGAGTATTGATAGGTTCTTAACTGCTACTACCCAAGCTGAATCAGACATTAGAGCCGAACTACAAGCCGCTGCACTCTACAAGAACTACCTACAAGCCCTAAAGACCAAGTTTAGCCTAGCATTAGCGGAGACAAAACGATGACTGAAGAATTACAGCCAGAACACACCACTGATTTAGATGCCTTGCCTGTTACTAAAAAACTAATAGAGGTACACCAAGAGGGTAATTATTTAGTAGGACTGACCGAGTTAGGCGTACGTTTCAGGCAACGCATACCAGTTAATAAGATACTAACCAAGGAAGGAGATGACTTTAGATTGAAAGACAGAGTAGTTGCGTAGGGTGGCCATATAAAGCCCACAAAGGCCATCCTACGGAGCTCCCCTGTTCCCGTTTCACTCACGCTACGAGTAGAGGTTCACCACCTAATAGGTAGACAATTAAACAAAGGGAGAATCAATGGACGAACAGTCACAACCAGACCCACTATTAACAACGTTAACAGATGACATTTCAACGGAGGTTGAAACTCCAGAAGAGCAATCAACTGAAGAAGAACCTCAAGACGAAGTAGTCGAAGAAACAACCGAAGATAGTGAAGCTGAGACCGAGGCAGAGGTTGAGCAGCCAGCGGACGACGAGACAGAAGACAAGCAAGAAGAATCTGACCAAGTCGACCCAAAGGAAGAAGCTCGAAGACGCTACGAGGAACGGCAGCGAGTCATTCAAGAACGACGTGACCGTATTGCTGAGCAGAACAAGGAGTACCTTGCAGACAGCGCAGACGAATACGATAAACGTTTGAGACAAGTTGAAGTACAAGAGTATTCCCGAGTCATTGAGAATAACGAAAACTTACTTATCTCAGAGTTCGAGAGAGCCAAAGCTAATCCTGACCTGCAGATCTTTAATCCCGATAACAAAGAGATGTTCAACGAACGTGCATATAACAAAGCGATGAGAGACTATAACGCTGGTTATATCCAATATGATGAATATCAAAATATGGTACAGATTAAAGGTTCGCTATTTGAACATTTAAAAGAGACGGCAGATTTACTCGAAGGAGCTGTTAAATCTGGAGCTGTTAAACAGGTGCGTGCTTCACGTCAAATGAAAAACGTTGCTGACCAAAAGCCAGCTGCACCACCCAAGGAAACAAAAACAGATACAATCCTCAGTATTCTAGCGTCTGACTAACAAGGAAGTAAGGTTTATGTACAGAGCTATCTATGCACAAGATTACGACCCCACCTGGCTTTTCAAAAAAGTAAAGCAAACGGCTGGTTGTTGGTTTTGGCAAGGTAGTAAGTACCAGAACGGGTACGGTAAATACGGAAGTAGGGGCATAATGGCTCACCGTATATTTTACACTCTATTCAAGGGTGAAGTACCTACTGACATGGCTTTAGACCATTTGTGTAGGGAGCGCACATGCGTTAACCCCGAACACCTAGAAATCGTTACAATGGTAGAAAATGTTATGCGCGGAGAAAGCACTCATGCCAAGAACGCACGAAAGACCCACTGTAAAAAAGGCCATGAACTAACTGGGGCTAATCTATACATACACCCAACCAGGGGACATAGACAATGCAGAACCTGCAGGACACTAACCTCTAACAACTTCCATAAGAAAGAAGGAAAATAAATTGGCGCAAAACTACGCTTCTGCACATTTAAACGCCGTAGACGAGCGTGTATACCTTGAATCACTAACAATGGGCGCATTTGATTCAAAGAGTATTCGTCTAGACTTTAATGGTCGCAATTCTGTAACTATCTACAACGTAAATACCGTTGCAGAAAACGACTACATACGTACAGGTCTTAGCCGATTTGGTGCTCTTGTTGAACTTGGTACAGGTACACAAACCTTGACACTTTCACAAGATAAATCATTTAGCTTCTCAATCGACCGTGGTAACTACGAAGATTCAATGATGGTAACTGAGGCTGCTAAAGCTATTAAGCGACAAGTTCGTGAAGTATCAGTCCCTGCAACTGACGTATATAACTTGGGTATTGCAACTGCTTACGCAATTGCTAACTCTCAGGGCGTTGTAGCAGGAACTGCTGTAGCTTACAACACTGTTTACAGTCTTATCTTGGCTCAGCAAGCAGCTTTGACTGAACTTAAGTACTCTAAGCAAGGTCGAACACTATGGATTACTCCTACTGTTCTTAACCTGCTTAAGCGTGACCCAGAGTTTAAAGCAGACTGTGATACGAGCTATGCGGACAACAAAAAGGGTATCGTTGGACAAGTTGATGGTTTAACAATTGTTGAGGTTCCAGCTTCAATGCTTGTAACGAACTTCCAGTTCATGATTACTGCTAAGGAAACACTAGTTGCTGTTAACAAGTTTGATATGGTTCGCACCATCGATAACGATAAAGATGTTGACGGTTGGATTTGCCAAGGTCGTCGTTACCACGACTGCTTTGTGTTAGGTCAAAAAGCTACTGGTATTCGTGTTTACACCAAGAGCTAATAAGTAAATAAAGGAGAAACTATGCGAGAAACAAACGAAAACAATACTCAGTCCCAAGATGGCTGGTATGAACACAAAGAAACTGGGGCAATCGTCCATTTACAGGATGACCCAGATTACGGAGTACCTCTTACTAATTCATTCATAAAGGCTGGTTATGTTTTCGTGGGTGACGAAGACCCTCGTAAAGTCTCCGAAG